TGGTACATCTCCCGAGGCCAGAGCTGATAGATTACTTCAAGGCGCGTATTATCGCTACCGTTCTTAAGGTCCAGGGTCGAGATTTCTCCCGACCTAGAACCTATCCGAGCGTATAGCTTATTAATACGTTCCTGAAGACACTCGTCTTCGCCAGGGTCGAACACATCCCAGTGCCGACTCTCGCTGTCGTAAGCGAGCTTCTTAAAAACCTTTTCAGGTTTAGAATGGGCTCCGATTTTTACACCATAGCGGCGTAAACCTCGACAAAGATAAGCATGTAATGCCAATTGGCCCTGCATGCTACCTTTTGCTTCCTTACAGCAAACGCGACGACTTGTGCTTTTCTTAGCAACAGTAAAAAAGACAGATTCCTCCGTGCTTCTGAACTCCCACGGTTTATCGACAGGACGTCGCAACCTAGGGGTCAGTTCATAGAACATCTTTATAAGACGTTCGGAGGACTTATAACAGTACACAACTGGATCAGTAACTTTCTCAACAAAATGCGTCCCACGTTGGTGTGCAGTAGCACCCTTCCCGTGAGACCACAATTTGAGATACTCATTAAGATCCAGATTGCATTGCACGCTTGGGCTACACGCCCAAACAACCCGTTGGATAAAATCCCGGGCTTCTTGTATAACAATATCGTCAACCGAAAGTTTCGGCACGTAAAAAGCCAAACTGGCGTTCTTACGTTTAAATTCATCCTGAGCAGCCGCGTGAAGCATTGCTTCATTAGCTGCCGAATGATATTTTGTGACAATCTTGTCTTTAAGATGTGCAAACGCAAAGTGACACTCTTCAGAGATATCACTAGTGAACTGCTGACTGTCTAAGTCTAAGTGCGCTAAAAGAGCTTGCAACTTCGGTTCCATAATAGGACTCCATACACGTAACTAAATGAGAGGCCTCAGCGAGGACCTCCCCCAATTGGTTATGGTTCACCAGACACAACAGTGTCGAGTATACCATTAACCGTCTGCGTAAAGACGCCGATGAATGACGAGAACATAGCCGCGAGGCTAACCTTGTCATTCGTCTCAGCGCCTGCAGGCACGTTGATAGTGGCATAAACGCCTCCAACAACGACAGGCTGATTCACCTGAACCACCAAACCTTTACGAACATTCAGTTTGTAAACGTTAACGGGGATCTGTGAGATCAAACCTGTAATTGGGTTTGCACGTGGAAGAGACCTAACAGTCGCGGGAGCCCCGAACATGCACGTAAACGGATTGCTTACGGAATGAACGGAAACCCCGGTCTGGGTTCCACCAAGATTACTAACAGTATACTGTTTAGAACGATTGGTGGGACCGGTGCCGGCTGCATAGGTGTAAGTTGGACTGGTTAGTCCAGTTACAGCTGCCCCTGTCACAGGGCTAGATATGGAAAAGCTCATATGAACTCCATAGTTAGGGTTAATGAACCAACCTACTTACGACTCATAACGAGTGCAAGTAAATTGGCGACTTTTGTATGCCAATATTTTGCAATTTCATCGCTAGACTTGATGCGCAACAAAGGTGCCGGTAACCCGGACACCTTAGACCTGTTGTACACGAAGCCTTTTTGATAACCCGATTGGTTGACAAGAGATATTATCTCTGGCTTAGCCCAACCCGATTTATCCGGACACAAATAAGTATCCAAACGATCGGTTCGAGTTATCTTCGTCCTCTGAGACATTGTACCGTAAACTAGGCCTTTTGGGTCTAGGAGGAACACGTCTTCAAGAAACTGGCCCGTGTTAGTGATGTAATCAAATAACCAAGACCAGGGTAATGCCGCCCACAAAGCTGGAATGATATGCTTAGGTTGAAAACCTAAAGCGTCAAACCAATCGTAGTTAGCATTGGACGAAATGACATCATAGTTATACCCAAAAGTATATAAGTACTTAAGCTCATACTCGGTTTGAGTGACGAGCGTACCGTACAAATGACTGTTGTTGGTATAACCATACGTGGACGGCGTAGCCGACGACGTATGCCATGTCTTCGAGGCTTTGCCTCGAAACACAGTCTTGTGAGGTCCGTTGAGAGATTTGTTGATTCTCTCGAGGATATCACTGATGTCACGTAACATAGGAGCAATGCCAAATGACCAATTCAACCAAGCGTTCCCCGCATAATGCGAGAGACTCTTGTGATGGCTACGCTTCATAGACTGACCCCGGAATGCGTTAAGCACTCGGAGGAAGTCATGCGTAAGCTGATAAGTATTGGTCAACATACCTCTAAGGTCACGCAGTTCGAGTAAAGGGACGAGCGATTTAAACTCGTCTTGATCCTTTATCATCTTCCTGTATGCCTTTTCTCGA